ACCCCGCAAACCCACCGACAATAGCGCCCGAAAGACCAAGACCTGAATCAAAGGAACCATCATCAAAGACCCCAACTAGATCAGAATCTAAGGCTCCTCCAATGACTGACCTTAAAGCAGCCGACTGAGATCTAGCTGAGGCGGAGTTTACTACGAAGTCTCTACCTGCACCAGCGTTATCTGTGAATTTAGCAACTCCCCCGGAATCCTTTACTTGAATTCTAAAAGTAATTGGCTGCTCAATTCCAAACCTTCCTACTGCTGTGTTATCGGCTTGACCGGAAACTGCAATTGCTGGGCAAGAACCAATGGAAAGGGTGGCAGAAGCATCTACTGCATCGGAATCAGCGCATCGAATGAAATATACTGAGTTAGTTTGCTCAAGGATCTCAAGAGCACCTTCAAGACCTTGGCCGTTAATGGACTCACTAGGTCTACCGAAAGTTCTAACAAGCGACTCTTGATCAGTGATTAAAGTTGCTTTGTTGGTGGGTCCTTTAGAAGCAAATCCAACGATGCCTACTACGGAAGTATTAATCGAAGGTGTGAAATCAGAAATGTCCTTTTCTACGGTGTATACACCGGGGCTTAAGTAGTTGGGGGCCATAATTTATCTCCTATGCGTTGGAAATTTTAAACATTCTACGTCGGTGTAGAGTCTTAATTTGTTCCGTAATGTAGTGGTCAGGAACCACTAAACTTTCCCCCGGCTGCATCCATTTCTCTTGAGCACCCTTCTCGGTGCGAAAATAAACGGTGAATGATTGTAGACTATCGTTCTTTACTACTTTCATAATTTTTCCTTCCTTAGTATGTAGACTACTGACCTAAGTTTTTTGGTACTTTTTTATGGAACAAAAACTCTGGTAGCTAGTGTAGTGGTTACTGGGCTTCTATGAGGGAATTTACCATGAGGTGTGATAGCATCCCCAACAGTGCTGACAGGAATACCCCCAACTAAAACCTTAGGAGATCCAGGACCAATAATAGGTGCTCCTGCTGTGGAAACCCCTAGTAATGAGATGGGTATTCCTTCAACCGTCACTCTAGGGTCTCCTGTTGCTTGGTGAGCACAGGTGGCTGGAGAGCCCGCAACAGTAGGTAACCTCAAGGTAAAATAACCTCAGCATTAAAATCTTCTATCTTACCAGTAGACGTTACAAGAAACTTAGGGTTGGGTACATACGTCCTAAAGACTACGTTAAATGTTTTCTTTATTATCCTATCTTCTTTATCTCCCGCAGTCACGGAGCCTAAGTCCTCCTCTGTATCAAGGAAGGCTTTAGCTATTGTCGAGAACTTTGTAGGAACATTCATCTCAGGATTGAATTTAATTCTAATCTGCTCTAGGACTTGATCCATGTCAGCCATGTACTTGCACCATACGTTTAGCTGATAGCTTATGTTTATTGGCCTTGGAGCTAGACTCAGCACTCGAAAAGCTCTGTTCTTTTCTGCGTCCCAATACTTTTCGTTGACTAGAACGCTCTCCTGCCTTCTCCTAGCATCGTCATTAGACGTTGTTGTTTGAGAAATAGTTAGCATTGGTAGAATGATATTCTCTTCTTGTTTTAGCTTGGCAATAGCTCTCTCTGCGTTAGCGTGAAGGCATTTAATTTCTTTGAACTTATCCTCAGAAGAAAGATAACCAATGTCATTGAAGGAAGAGATCATTGCTCGAAGCGAGTCTCTATAAACAAAAGAAATGTTTTGCTTGGCCTGAGTCATTTTAAAGATCTTTCTTCTAACATCACCCTCCCTAGTAGGATAATACCTATTCCTGCTTTCGTTACTGCTCGCGTCCCAGTTAAGTGTAGATTCTATTGAATTGTTTCTTGTCATAGCTCTTCGATAGCTCCTCCATACCCGCCTAGATCGTCACTCACTTTAGAGAGAGGAGTGTCCTGAACCTCTGTACTATCGCGGAGGAGCTTGGCAGAGCACACTAAGTGATAAACGCCATACGCCTCGAAGCTATCTTCAACCACCTCGAAGATCTCATATTTCTGGTCCTGAAACATAGGCTTGATTACGTCACCAGGAATGACGGGCCTACCAAGCTTAGTCTCAATGTAGCTTTTGTTAAACGTAAATAGCTGATCGTTAGTAAGCTCAATACCAAACTGCGTAAGCTCCTCTGACATGGAGATAGGATCGTAGTGCCCATGAACCGTGATGGGTGTCTTGGACACTACTTTATTCCTCTCCTCTCGATACACATCGTCGTAGTTGTCTGACTGGTAATACTTATAGAAGTAAAACTTGGAGCCAGCTAGACGAATCATCTCATCATCTACAAGGTTGAACAGGTTGATGTCAGGGTTGTCCTGATCAAATAAACTAAGCGCACTGTCATCCGTATCTATGTCTGGCAGTGCTGGTAGCTTAGTCGTTACCTTGTAGTTCTTGTTGCTCATCAAGTCCCTGATTTATTTGATTGGCTTACTCGGCTAGAAAGGATGCCGCGACCCATGTTCTCCTTGTTTTGTGCTTTTAGTTTAGCGTCCGCTTTTTGAGTTGCTCTTCTGGCCCTCATCGCCTCTTCTGGGGTAAGGGGGGCGCCTCCCGTTTTTCTGAGTCTTATAGCGGTCATTCTTGCTTCGCTAACTAAGCCAAGAGACTCAGCCATGAGATAGCCCATGTCGTGATAGACGGTATGATCAGGAAGCTTTCTTCTTGGACCAGCCATCCTTGGCCTCGTCATAGCTGATTTTTTAGGGATATTCCTAATGGGCACTCCCCCCATATGCCCGCGCGTAGTTGGAGCTTCTCCTTCGCGAGGTGGCCTCTCCCCGCGAACTTTTTTTACGCCTCGTTGAGTGCCACCAGTTGCTTTGGTAGGTGAGCTATGTTCTCCAGCTTCATCAGGTTCCTCTTCTCTAGTAGGCATAACAGCATCTTTTTTAGCTTTGTTAGCTTTATTTCTTTCTAATAGTGTTTGTATATAATTCATTAAAACAGTGTGAATACTGGTGGTTCCTCTATCTCGGATAGAAGTTCTTCTTTGAGCTTTTCTTTTTCTTGATCACTCTGTTGTATGAGTGCTGCTCCATTCAAGCTCGCTCCACCTCCTGGCGATGGTAGCGAAGAATATTTGCCTCGGATCTCTCCGAGAATGCCTCTAGAAACTGCTAGAGCGTATCGTTGTATCCAGTTCTTGTAGTATGGGTGCATGGTCCCCGTATCGAGACCACGGTATACTAGAATGACTGGCTCAAATGTTGACGGGGAAGGATACAACTGAAGGACATTACCATTAATAATATCCCAGGACCCCTCCTGACTAAAGATTTTTCTTGTCATCTCCAAGTGCGTCTGAAGTAAGTAGAAATCAGACATGGAGAAGTTGCTAAACACAAAGTTATCTTGGAAATACTTAATGAAGAAATCAAACTCAAGTGTACCGTTCTGAGGCTGAATACTGAGTAGTGATTTCTTGTAAGCACAGTAGCTTAGATTATTAGCTATGTGAGTTGGTAAGACGTAAGTGTTTACGTTTGGAGTTGTGACGAACGTAGCCACCTGGGTACACCAAAAGGGAGCGTGATAGTCTAGGTTAGTTATAGACTCTTCAATGGCCGTCTTTAATTGAAAGTCGGTAAGCTCTACCCGTACAATGGGGTGACCTAGACGAGCTAGAACAAAGTCCTTGATGGTCTGCTCAAATGTGTTGAACTCCACTTGATCTGCCATCAGACCTTTGTTAAGCTCTGAGCCATCAATAGCTGTGGAGTAGATATCTGTATCCCCTAGGTTCCTACCAGCGTAGGTTCCAAAGGAATCTCCATAACCAAGTAACTTAGGATCTACTCTTAGTGCTGCCATTGTTCTTCGTGGGTTTAGGTTTGGGCTTGGGGTTCAGTAGTTCTAAAAATCTAGACTCAACTAATCCTTTAGAGTTAAAATACTCACCAGGACGAACCTCTACTATTTCCCCGTCTATATGGAGAAGCATATTCCACCTGCACTTGCTTCTGTATTTATACATGTCTTATTTATATAGGAATGACAAGAGGGTCAGAGGAAGAAAAAACCTCTGACCCTCTTAATTTAGTTAGTTACTAACGATCAAGTAACAGCGTTGCCTAGAATGCTTGTGTTTCTAGAGAACGGCGTGAAGAGGAAGTTAGCGGTCGGGCCGATGACTCGAACGACTCTGTAGAACCTGTTGTACGGCTCGATCTGAACCTTACCGTAGCGAGTAAGGATGCCCTTTCTCGGCTGGAAGGACTCGGGATCTACGACTGTCGGCAACTGCTGGAGCGGGATGTACGGGGCGTAAACATAGCCCGCATCCATCGCGTTAGCTCCTTTGTAGCCAACAAGGATCTCGTCCTGAGGATACATGGGATCGACATAGAGGTCGTAGCGACCCATGAACTTACCCTTGTACTCAATGTTGTTACGACCGATGTTGGTCGGACCATCAGGCGGCTGAATACCACCCTCAAGCTTGGCAGCACTCTCCATGAGTGAGGCCATAAGAGGGGAAGTAAGAAGCCAGTTACCCGGCCCACGCATTGTCGTTCTGTAGATGTCTTGCGAAGCAAGGTTGATCATCGCAAGGAGGTTTGAGTAAACCTCGCCAACGTGGCGCGGGAAGAGCCCGTTTGCTGACGTTGTGAAATCAATGACGAAGACGTTAGAAGACTCAGAACCTGTAGTCGGAACAGAAGAGTTAAGATCGTAATCAAACTGACCCGGAACAAAGACGCCCGTGGTGTCGCTATCAACGATGCCAGGGAACTCACTTCCGCCACCCATGTTAATGTAGCTGCTGTCCATGAGGTTCTGGTTTACACCACCAAGGTTCCTATCACGGAAACCATACGCAATCATGCGGAGGTCTTCGATAAGCTCTCGGTCGATCTCAAGCTGAAGCTCCTTAGAAAGAAGGTCCGTGAGTTCCCGCTCAAGGTCAAGGTTGTGGTAAGCCTTAAGGTCCTGAGAAGCCTCAAGAGTCCAGAGCGCACGCATCTTACGAGTGTTAGCAACGACTGCTTCCTGCTCGATGTGGAAGGTCATCTCGGGAATGCCCGTACCAGTTAAACGCTCACCAGCGGAAAGCTGGTAACCCATGACGGATGAAGCGTTAGGGAAGGCCGCGATTTGACCACCCATCGTACCAGAAGGTGCGCCGTTACCGTTAAGGTTAGTGTCGCTAACGGTGTTTAGGACGTTAGAAGTATCAAAGCCCCCAACAGCGGAAGCTTGAGTAAGTCCACCTGTAGTACCACCATCAAAAGGCACGGTCGTTACCGAGGTAGAATACCTGGGAAACGGGTCCTTGCATGGGCTGAACGCCAACTAGGCTGTTAGCAAGAAGCTGGGGGTAAACTCGACGAACGAGCGGGAAAGCGAATTTCTGGAACGTACCAAGCTGACCAGTTGTGGTGGCAGCAGGGGAGATGTCCTCAGAGATACGCTCTTCAACAATTGATTTAGCTTGGTTTTCAAGAAGTTGCGCTGTGACACGACGGGTGTAGTCGCTGTCAATGCCCTCAAGGACAGGCTCCCACTTCTGGACAAGCTTTTCATCTGTGCGATGCATAATATCCATAATAAATAATCCTTAGGATTGGGAGGTAAAGGGCATGAATTTCATGACCTCATCAGTTAGGAACTCATTATTTTTGTTGTTGTGAGCCCTTCCTTCGCTAATCTCCAAGTCCGCCTTGGAGACAACTACCGCTTTCTCTGAAGAGACAAATGCATCGTCCTTCGCGGCTTCAAGATTCTCAACTTCTTCCAGAAGCTGTGCTTTTTCAGTCTCTAGCTCGTAGGCAGTGCCTTCAGCGATAGAAACTTTTTTGTCCATAACTCTTACTGTGTTCTCAAGGTTCTGGTTCTCTTCAACCAAGCTCGCAAGCTGGCTGTTTAGAACGTCAAACTCTTCCTGAAGTTCGCCGTATTGTCCGGTCATTTCAGAAAGAGCGTTGTCTTGGTCATCAGTGTTAAGCTCAAGGGACATGAGTGTTCTTACAGATTCAAATAGTCTAGCATTTCGATAGACTTCGCTCTCCTCGGAGAGTTCTGAAAGAGCTTGTTCTTTAAGGTCATCAATTTTAGTGCGAATGTACGCGGTGACTCGCGCTTCAAGGAGGCCGATTTTCTCAGCGACTTGCTCGTTTATAGTAGAATCTACGAGTTGAAAGATCTGTTCAACTGTAGATTCGTCGAGCCCTTCGGGTAGAATGTCGGCTATATTTTTTATATTACTCATGAGGTTTCTCCTAGGTTCAGCTATATGTATAGGATTGTTTTACTTAAAATAACTTTTTTTTAGAAAATGTATGCGATCACTTCTTTTCGG